ATGAAGAAGGGGGGTTGGATTTGCGGGGCCCTCCCCCCCTCCTCACTTTGTCAGCTCTGTCTCTCCACCTTCTTATAGATTCCAAGAACATTTTCACTTACTATTTCATCTATCGCTAGTTGAATTGCATGTTCTTGGTCAGCTTCTGACATGTCATCTGATGACCTGACGATCCTTCCTAAAAATTCTGTTGTGTAATAGCCAGATCCGACATCGAATGCATACCACTTCTCAAACTGAGTGAAGGGATTGAAAGGATTGTCAACTGTTGTTAGCATGTACGTTGCCATGACTATCCTTTCAGACTAGTCTTCAGCGTGGTGAGGCTAACACCTAGATCATCAGCTACTTCTGCTTGCGTATACCCCATAGCAAGCTTAGCTTGTGCACTTCTTAGTTTAATTGGTGTCATCATTGTAACAGATCTTGGTGTTGCCAACTCTTTCACCCTATCAAGGTCAGCATTAGCTAAGATCTGTGTTAGTTTGTTGGTACTGATAGCACCAGCCTGTATAGCTTTCCATTCAGCATCTGTCAGTACAATCTTGTCTTTGTGGGCACCGGTTCTTAAACGTGCCTCAGTAAGAGCTTGTGCTTTGACCTTCTTAAGCTCAGTTGCTTCCATGTTCGGATTAGCTTGTCTCTTTGCAGAGATGACCGTGTTGGCTAGGAGAAGGGCTTGTCTTTCACGGGGCCGGTTCTTAAGAGCTTTGTTCAAACTAGCATCTAGAGAAGCCACTTCTGTAGCATAGGCGGCTTTAGCAGAGGGGGAGTAAGGACGCGACTCTACATGAAGGCTTTCTTTTCTTGCTTGATTAGCAAGGGCCTTTAGTTTGTTGGAGTGGTTAGCATAGACTTCCTCAATCCGTGTACCGGAAGAAAGCTGATGCGCATCCTCTACTTCTGCCAACTTCTTAGAACGCTGGGTCCTAAGAACTGTTCTACCCTTAGCATCTACATAGGAGCGGCCTGTTTCCAAGTAGATTTTCCTACCTGTTTCAGGATCTATATTGACCCTAAGCCTTCTCTCTGGGACTTCGATTCGTGACTTCGCCCTAGAGACAATGGTTGATGCGCCAAGACCAGCTTGGCCTTCTGTGGATTGATACTTCTTCTTCAAATCCACAATGTTATTTACTTTTGCTGATTCTTTGTAGTTAAGTTCATGCTTGGCAGCATCAATTACCACCATGGAATGTCGAAGAGCACGAGCCAATTCTTCATGGGAAGCGCCACGAATTGTCATATCCGTAATCAGATTCGAAACTTGACCCATATGTTGTTCTTTCATGGGCTCAGTCATGACAGCCATTCCTTCATACTTAGGATAGGCTGAACTGGGATCGAAATCCTTCAAACCTAACAAAGCGGGGGCTGTTTGAATGGCTTTATGAGAGTTAGGAATCACCAGAACAGAATCGCCATCAAAATCGGCCCCAGAAAGACGTTGAGCAACCTTACTATTGATTCCGATAGCATCTGTAGCCTGTGGACCAATGATTGCTTTTGCTTCTGGATGGCGATTATTAACTGTCAATTCAGGAATCTCAAACTTTCCGCCATGTGGATGACGAATTAGAACAACTTGCTCACCATTTCGATAGTTTGGGGCATAAACTTCAGTTTCTTTCAATGAATCAATAGGCAGAATCACATGACTGGCTTGCCGAGGAAGAGCCGCAGCCTTTAAATGAACCGAGGCGGCATCTGTTGAATCAGCAAACTTTTCAAGAAGCATCTTCTTCACGACCGGGTTTGTCAAAGCCATAATACCATCGTACTCTTGTTGACGACGTTCAAAGGTCATATCAAGTTGCGTCTTGGCTAGTGCAGGGCTCTGCTTGGATAGGACCTGAGAAGAAATACTACGAGACCACTTGTTCCAGTCGCCTTCCTCATTCACAATATTCATTACAGATGTTACACGTTCTACTCCTGTAGCGGGGTCCTTATCAATGATCTGACGTTTGATCAACGAGCCAAAAGGCATGTCAGGATCATCCTTCAAAGACTTCATTGCGTCTAGCTTATTGCCAGTATCAGACTTGACCGTGTTGAACATGAGATCTACGCCCTTAGGGAGATCCTCCTTGTACATGGCCATGCCCTTGAGATAATGTGTATCATTTACTGCGATACGAACCTGAGCGTAACGAGAGCCACCCAAAGAGATGTCGTCCACCCCAGGACGAACATAGATGACACCATCAGCTTCTTTCCCACCATCCTCAGCGTATCGAACAGCAACACGCTTAGCATTTATAGAAAGAGGCGGTTGAAGCTTAGTGAATGATCTGCCACCATCTTGACTGAACTCTTGGATCGAGCGAATCTTATCCTTGTTCGTGACGATATCAACATAGGTTGTCCCTGGAGGAGCAAGGACCTTGATGATGGTCTTGAAATTCGTACCAGGCTGGTCCTCTTGAACCTTATGGAGGGCATAGCCTTTCTCAGTCAGAATAGCAATAGCAGTGTCAAGCCTGGTTCGACTTACTCCTACATCGTTTTCAACACCAGTGCCAACGTCAATGAAACCCTTCTTATCCACCTGATCTTGCAGCATGTTGGCCGTAGTCTGAAGAAGATCCGCCTTATCCTTCTCACCAGGCTTCAAAAGGGCACGAACAGTTGACTCTGGAATACCCATTCGTTCGCTGATAGCCCGTGTCGAATTTCCATTATCTTTCAACGCCTGGGCTTGACGAATATTGGCTTGCTTCTGCTCATTCTTGGCAATCGACTTTTGAGCGCGCAATTCGGTGGTCGTAAGACCAAGACCTTCAGCAATCTCGGTTTCCTTCAATCCCTTCTTACGAAGAGCCTCGATGTGATCCAAGAATGACTTATTACCTTGATTCTCTTCTCCACCAGATCCCCAAGGATAGCGCCCAGAATGGCGTGGCGTTCCATAATGCAATAGAACATCTTCATCAATGATCACGATGACGCCTCCATTCTGATGGCTTCGATGCGCTTGTCGAAAGTGACGATCCTATCCATGATATGCGTGATCACATCTGGATCGACCTCATAGATCTGAATCTCATCATTCTGATAGATGCGAAGTTCAATCTCAATTTCAAAAGGCTTCACTCTGTACTCAAGACAGAACAGAGCAGCATAGACCTCGAGTTGTCTTTCTGACACTGGAGTCAAGCCTGTCTTTAGATCATGAATACGGAGGAAGTTCTTACGAAAGGCAATGGCATCTGCAGTACCAAAACAGTTATCTGAATAATACAGGATCTGCTCCGTCTTCATACGATAACCAATAGCATCATTGACATACATGTTCAAAGTCTTCTGACTTCGAGGCAGCTTTACACCAAGACGAACGGCGTCGTGAGCAAAAGCATGAAGCTCTGTCCCACGCTGCGCAGCAAGCATAGCTAAGAAAACTCGCTCGAGCTTGTCGTCATCATAATTCGTCCAATGATACTTACTAGCGCTCAGAAAGGCGTGACGTCCTGCGAGCTGAGAATGCGTATTGAAGATCATCGAGTATCAAGTCCTCATTCTCAGGGTAGATGAATGCAGCAAAGGACATATCGTTGAAGTAACCTACATAGTGCTTTTGGTTCGGAGAGACAGGACTATTCGCAGAACGCTTGACCTCGAGCATCGCCCAACGATCATTATACAAAATCAAAATGTCAGGAATACCTTGTACGTACCCGGAATCATTCTTAAGAATAAAAGCGCCTGGAAAGCGACGGTACAATGTTTGGATCAACTTTGTCTGGTATTGGTTCTCCTTCATAAGTCCTCCAAAATTTTCACATTCTACCCTTCTATTACATGCCATGTATTTCCCACAACTTGTTGTATATCTATACCCATTTGTAATGGAACCATTGCGGGAACACACGATTCTCTTCATTGGAGAGTGCGAGACCAATATCCATCTCAAGGACCCCGTATCGCATCGCACAAACTCGAGGATGTTCGAAGATCTCACCAGTCTCTACAATTTCAAACGAAGCCTTCCATTTTGGAAATATGTCAGTACGCCGTTCCTTGTGGAATGCAATAGCAAACCAACGTGGTCTCCACATAAGATTATCTGCGCGACAGTTTCTTCGATCACCATCAAGATGAATCGGCGTATCAAAAATGTCTAGCTCTGGTTGTGGAAGCCAAGCGTTAGCTACAAGTAAAGGGACAGCCTTTCTATATTGAACCCCATCTCGAACTAACCCAACCGTTGGTATATCGTACCTTGCCGAGGACGGGGTCAACAATCGACCGTAATGTCCACTGCTGACTCGCCCATATGTACTGACACTGTAATCCGGAAATTCCTTGATCATTCTCCATGCCTCGAACACTAAAATACTCCTCCAAATAAGTTGTTGTATAGATCCGGCATTGCCAAGAAATATTCATAAACCCTTATGGATTTTTATATAGTTGTTGTATATACAACAAGTATAGCAAAATAAGGAAGAGTTTGCAAAATTTCTTGGCAATGCCGGATCGTCAAAATCTGTAACAGGTGTTAACTAATGTCCGATTTGTCCTACTATTTTTGCCCTATTTTTCGCCATCAATCCGGCGTTTTTGAAACGCTTTTTCATTAAAGTTTTTTTTGGACGACAATGATCTTGAAATTTGGACGTCAATTTGGGCCTCTGAAATCAAAGTGTAAAAAAACAGTTTCAAAAACGCCGGATTTAGGCGGTCAATTCGTCCTTGCGCTTGATGAAAAAGCTTGTAACTGTACGTCAAAGAATAGAACACCATGGCATCAGTTTCCCTGCAATTCCACCCCTCAGCACCTGCCATGTACTGCACAAGATACACCCATCGCTCTGTCTCGGGCAAAGGCTCATGCTTGTGCCCGTTCCACTCTGCCAAGGTAATGGAAGTAGCAAGCGATCTCAGGCTCTCCAGCTCGAAATCGAAGTTGTAGAATACAATAAGTCTTGGATGCTTCTCCATCAATTGATGTATAGCCTCCATACGTGAGGGTGACGAGTTTACAACTTTCCTCATCACCAAGAACAGCTCTGCGACATCCCGTAGGGGCCGCTCTTCGTACACGTGCCATCTGTCCTTCACCACCCTGTCCAGAAGTTGCTTGTCATGGTCGACATGGATCTTGATGTGTTCTCTTGTTGTCTCTCTCTTGTAAGGCATCTCCACAAGGATCTGGTTTCGCTGTTTCACAAGACGCCCTGTGTTCACATATCGCAAAACCTTTGGGAACTTTGTGTAAGGGCTGAAGACGACATGCTCTCGTAAGAATTCTGTTCGATTTCTGTACCAGCCATTAGCGATAAACACAGGGATGTAATCAAGCCAGGTATCGCCAGGAGTAGCAGATAGAAGTATCCAGCGGTTCGCTCGCGATATGCGGATGAAACTGCGTACCCAAGTACCGCTCCCCACAAGACGTTGTTCATCAAAAATAAATAGGGCATCCTTCACCTCCGTGTATTTACCAATATTATTCCAAGAATCAACCCGTAAAGTACCATGCAAAGTAGCATCGCTAGCCTTCCCGAGCCCAATACGTACTGCTTCGCCCTCCCAATCCAATGAGTCACGTTTCTTAGCAGTCGTGATAACATAGACATCCCTAGGCGCTTCGTTCTTACGGTAGTATTCAATTGCCACGCGAGACTTCCCTGTCCCAACACCACCCCAAAGGATAGAACCGTTATGGAGTTCATGCAAAGCTTTCTGCTGGTGGGGGTATAATTCCATGACTTCCTTTCGCAAAACCTATACCCTTTGCAGGGCTAGGCTTTGAACTCAACGATTGGCTTGTTCTTCGGTCACGTATCCTTTCAAGACGGCATAGCCGGCCATGAGCTTGGCGATCTGGTTTGACTGCATGATTTCGAACGGCTCCCTCAAGAACTCAGGACCTTGGTCGAGGTCGTGATATCTCAGGTAGTGTCGAAGTCTTTCCAGCTGCTCCAATGATAGCTCAGCGGCACGGGCTGCGACTGCTTCGGGATCTGCGTTTGGGTCGAACATGATGTCCTTTCTGTAGGGTTCATTATAAGCCATGTAATTCTTGTAAAAACCTATACCCCTTGCGGGGCTAGGCTTTGAACTCAACGATTGGGTCTATAATGACAGCCTTCTTTATGAAATGGGGGACAGATGGCGCTAGGGTAATTGTACCCTAGGAATCGTCCACAATCTTCGCAGTATTGCCACATTGTTGCCTCCGTTTGGTCTCATTATATGCGATGTAAACTTTGCGAAAACCTATACCCCTTGGTAGGGGCTAGGCTTTGAACGTTTTGCTAGGGTTGAATGTTGTTCCTGAGCAAGGCGAGTTCAACAAGAATCTCACTTTGCCGAGCAAGAAGCTTCTTGATCTGGGTGTCCAGTTCATAAACTTCTTTCGCTAAAGCTGTAGCCTTGTCGATGCGGTCTTGATCGAACATGTTCCTCCTTAGTTAGGTTTCATTATAAGCCATGTAAAACCCACGAAAAACCATAACCCTTGGTAGGGTCAGAGGGTTTTGGAACCTAGTTCTTCAGAGCGTCGGTGTACATCATGATTGATGTGACGTTCTTCAACGAGAAGCCAAGCTCGACGATCGCATGCCGCAGTTCCTCGAAGTCTTCTGTGGACAGATGTTCATCTGCCATGCTGACTGCGACTTTGTGCAGAATGAGCGCGGCCTTGACTCGCAAGTCGAAGGTATCAAGTTCTTCCATGATTCGTTCCTTTCTGATTGTAGGGTTCATTATAAGCCATGTAAAATATGCGAAAACCTAAAATCCACGTGGGATTCTAGGCTCTTACTACTTTGGAATTATGTCAGCCGCGCATCTCTCGCACGAAAATCCAGATGAGCCACAGTCCTCCGGTGAAGAGGGTGAGCAGCACATCGAGGATGAAATTCATAGCGCCGTAGTGCTTACGGGACTTTGACATTGGTCTTCCTTTCTGTAGGGGTTCATTATAAGCCATGTAATTTATGCAAAGAAAAAAATAAGCTAAGATCAAATCCTAACACTGGCGGTGTTTGATCATTCGGTGATTAGCCTCACGGCACCAACTTTTCATCGCATCGGTCCTAGTTAAAGATTCCTCAGATTGAGATCTGACTATCCGAATATTTGACGCGTAGGTTGGCCTTATCGCTCTTTCTTCTCATTATAGGCTATGTAGATCCTGCGCAAAAACCATAACCCTTGTTAGGGGTCAGAGGGTTGTTTTCATCTAGAGAACGGTTATTACTGTCGACCTCTCGAGAAGCATGTACTGGCGATCCAGCTTCCTGAGTTCTCGCAAGAGAACGTCGGCAACTCGGATGTTGTACAGGGCTTCGTTGAGCAAATCACTCATAATATTCCTTTCTAGGGGTCTATTATAAGGCATGTAAATTCTGCACTTTTTCGGCCCTTAGAATGGCTCCTGTGGCACCATTAGTTAACTTCTGTAACATCAGTAACATGCGTTACACAAAAAATATATCAAAAGTTGGTAGCGATGAGAGCCCCATCTCAGAGGCTCTCACCACATCCGCTACCAGCTACGACAATTCAGCCGTCTTGTAGTACTCCTTCTCCTCATCGGAGAGGCTCTTCCAGAAGTCCATCATCTCCTTGGCCTCGACCTTCCGAGTGCCACGTCCGAACCATTCCTTCAGATCGGCGACGCTGTGCCCGAAATCACCCATCACTTACCTCCCTCCATCTTCTTCAAGGCCTCGTCGAACGACTCGGTCCATTGACCATCAGCAACCTCCGGGACCTGCTCGAAGGACTTCTCAAAGGCGCTGTTGGTGTAAACGCGGAAACCGATCTTGCTGGACAGGACCCAGTCACCTACAAAGGCCCTGGTCTTCGGGATCAGCTTCGATCGCTGAGGCAGGACCTTGATGAACGCATTGCCGTTCTCATCGAAGTGGCGAATCCCACCGCACCACTCCTCAACCTCAGCCATGTTCGTCTTGGTGACCTGGACCGCATCAACATAGAACGGCTTACGAACAAACTTGAGAGTCTTCACAGTTCCTCCTCAATCACTACGTCCACCTCGCATGGGGATATCGCCGTACTTGAGCTGTAGTGCGTCTTCCTCAATGGTCACAAAGATGGACTGGAGATATGCCTTGATCCCGGACTTCCCGTTGACCGACCAGTCGTACGGACGAACGATGAGATCGGCTACACGGATATCGGCCCAGTCAAGGAGCTCTACGTCATCCTCGGTCAAGTTCGTCCTACCACGAGACGTGATCATGACGACGCTCGGCGGCCTGCCCTTGAAGTTGACTGAGACCTGTAGATATGCCTGCTCAGCCTCCCCTTCTTCCCTGGCCTTGAGCCACTTGACATTCCAGCCATCCTTAGCCATCGCCGTCGCGACCTCATCATCAAGGAGTACTGAGAAGTTCCGATCGCCTTCACGATTGTACATCCCCTCCTTGCCAGCGAAGTTTCGGAAGATGATACGCATGTCCTCCATGACCACATTACGATCGTTATATGCCACTCTATATCTCCTAAAAAATAAGAATAGAGCCCGTGTTAGGGGCCCTATTCAGGGTTTGGTCAGTCCTTCTTCATCGTCCAGGTCTTGATGGGTGCGGTGCTCTCGAGCCTGAAACCATTGATGTGCTCGGGTCGCACGACCGTGTGCATCCCAGCTCCAGGGAAGTCCAGAACGAGGAAGCAGTTGTGTGCCTCTTCGTACTCAATCTCCTTGTACGTGGGGTCCAGGGCCTTGACGATCTCGAACACCAGGGGGGTGTCAATCTCGATGACGTAGTAAGTCATCATATTCCTTTCTGTTGGGAAGGGGTCTTCCATTATAAGCCATGTAAAACCTACGAACAGAAGTCCTCGAACCGACTGAACTTCTCGATGGCTCGTCTTGCCTCATCCACAAGATGCTCGAAATATGCCATGTCGATCACGAGCGCATCACCCATGGTCTTAGCCTTCTCGGCCTCCAACCATTTATATCCCTTAGTGCCAGTCACCGCATAGAACTTGTCGTCCTTGACCCGATACAAGGTCCCACCAAACGAGGTGACGGGGGCAAAGCGTCCTGTCCGCCCAACAAACTCCATCTCACCAACAAGAGGCAGAGCTCGGTCCTCTTCAAAATCGAGATACATCGCACCTTGGGTGACGGACTTGGTCTCGCAAAGATCATCGAACGTGATTTCCTCACCGCTGAAGAGGGTCTTATAGACATATGGGTGCTGGAACTGCGCCCCTACAGCGGTCCACTTATCAGCCTCACGAGCAATATACACTGCATCGTTAACAAGGCAAAATATATCATACGTCGCTTCGTGTTCGAAGTCATACCCATAGCTCCTCCCGTAATCAATCACGAAATTGATAATCTCGGGCGTCCCCCCGGGAATTTTTATCGAATCCGTCTTGATATGCGCTACGGTGAAGCCTCTTTCCTGCACAGCCCTCTTGAGATTGATCATGAACAAAGCCCCCCGCTTTGCCACGATGTTATCGACGTTCCTTATATCTCGAAATGGATTGTCGAAACGTGCGGAGGTAAGCCCGTAGACAATGTTGATGACAATCTTAAGAGCGTAGGCCAGACCGTCAGCATCCTCAGGGCTCTCCAGAAACTTGGCGAGCTTACCGTCAAGCATTGTCCGGGCGCTCTTGTAGTCCTTATGCTTAATTGCCAGACGCGCGGATTTAAGGGCAGCGAAGTTCTTAGTGTATCCTCCGAAAAGGTTGAGCTGCTCAATACTCGTCGGGTGCATAGACGCCACGTCCAGAACCACCACGTCTTTGTAGACTCCGGGCTCTGCGTAGACATAACCACCTTCACCGGGCTCCTCTCCAAGATACGTGCTCTTACCCGCATTAAATACATACCCTGGGAACTCCTTACTGAGGTCCGTATAGATGAATTGATCCTGAGGCTTCCTCTCATTGCCAAATATGATCTTGGCTGTGTGCTTTTGGGTTGTGTCGTTGACGGAGAGCCCTGACAGTTCTGCAAGGATCTCTCGAGCTACGAAGTCCTGCTTGCGTGAGGCGAAGACCGCCTCCGTGGCCGCAACATCATTAGCACAATAATCAGCGACAATCTGCCACTTGTCCTCGTCCACAGGCTTGTCCCAAGGATATGGGAGCTCCTGGTGCTTGATGCCGAGATCGATCTGGAACTTCTTAAGGCCCTGTTTCTTCGAGCTGAAGTCATAGACATCTGTGTAGGAGAGATCGTAGGCCTCACCGAACATGGCCCCAATATTCCCAGAGATGATCTTAGAGCTCAGCGCGTAGAGCTTGGCATTGTCATATCCCATGAACCTGGCGTAGAGGATGTGGTTGTCGTACCGTCGATTGTTGAAGCCGACCAATCGAAGGGCGAATAGCGACTCAACGTCGTGTGGCGTCGGGTTGACCATCTTGACAACCACTGGATCGTCTTGATACTTCCAACAAACAACAAATAGATTCGGATAAACTTCAACATCAAAGAACACCAATCTCTCATCTTTAACGACAGCGCTAAGGGCTGGCTCGGTATCGCTCTTGAACTTCATCTTCTGCACAACCTTCAAGGCTTGCAGAGGCTGGTTACTGCTGTTGTTCGCAAAGGCGATGATCCTGGACCGCATGTCAGTGAGATCATAAGCTAGCCCAGAACTATAGGCGTCATCCAGGATCTTGTAGATGAAATCAATCGAGGGCTTTGTCCCAGGATGGATCTCCTTCTTCAAGTTCCTGGTAACGAGGTCTCGCAGGCCCTTCTCGCTCTTGATCGTGTCGCCATGCAGCACTTTCTTCTCCTTGAGGGGAAGGCCACCCTTCAAGGTAGCAATTGGAACGTTGTTACATCTTGTGAGTCGACGACGAAGAGAACTATCTCCGACGAATACTTTGACTTCAATTCCCTCCGAATAAATTCGGCCCAAAGAGTGTACGTCTCCGTCGTACATATAATGTAGATGTACCCCGGCTCCGGATTTACTAAGCTCACCATAGGTGGCTGGCCAGTCGGAGGCAGCTGCGAGGTTTTGCTCCAGGCTCTTCTCACCATTTGCGTCCTTCAGATCGAAATCTATGACAATATGGGCTTCGGGAACCTTGACATAATGTACCTTTGAAGTATCAAGGCGCGCGAGAGTCGTCTTGACGGATTCCCACTTGCGTGACGGTAGCCCATCACCATTAGCGTACTGTGCCGGCTGGCCCTGGTATACCGCATCAAATAGAGAGTGATTTTCCTCGAGGACAAGCGAGAACGTCTTGTCACTTTTGGACTCACTCTTGAACTTGGATGCCGTGAACCCAACATACACACTCCTTAGTTCGACACCATCAACAATCGCACGATCTTTGAAATCCTCGAAGTAGTTACGCAACTCGGTTCGAACTTTATACTGAGGAAGAGCTCGCTCAATTCCTGTATCGGCGCAATACTCCTTGTATAATGCGTAGGCCTGGCGAAGACTGATGGACTCACGAGCCTTGAGAATATCGTAATGGGCCTCGATGAAGTTGAAGAATATGTCCGTTTGGAACATCATCTCGAGAGGACGATACCCGTTATAATAGTTCTTCCCCATTGATCGGTATAACTCAAGACAGTGAAACCCGATTGCTCCAAGCTCAAAATCAATCCTGGACATGAGCGTGTGGTAATGGTTGATAGGGATTCTGACGCCAGATGGACACACATCAATAAGACGCCGAATGATTCCTGATCTCGCATCAGATATCCTTACGGGCTGATTCGTACCCATAAATAAGAACGCATTAACCCGAGCTGTATAACTCGGCTTGAACTTCTCGTTCATCGTCATGTCTTCATGGGCAATGATAGAATTTAGCTTTGTGTTGTCTTCTATCTTTGAAAGATCGCCATCATGCTGAATCGCCACCAACGGATTGCGGCGGAATACCTCCGTTGCGAATGAATTGTTCCCATTGCCTAGCGCCTTTGCTTCGAATGATGTAGTGTACCCTTGAAACAATTTCTCCACTACGTTTAAGACAGTAGATTTCCCGGTTCCTGCAGGACCATATAAGACCAAGAATTTCTGGATCTTCTTCGAGTCCCCAGCAATAATAGAACCGATCGCCCACTCGATCTTCGCCCTCTCCTCCGGAGCGTACAGCGTTCCGATCAGCTCGTCCCATGCGGAAATATCCCCTTGCTCAAGCGAGTACGGCAACCTCCGACTCACATAGTCAGTCTTCTTCACCTCAGTATTTGCAAATGTGAGCTTCGCATCAAGCTGGTGGCTGTTATCGTCAATGCTGTTCAAGAACCGCCGATACTGAGCCCATCGATTATTACTGAAATCTTTCAAGGCCTTTACACGATGGGTGCGTCCTAGGAGTTTCTCCTGCTCTGCGGCGTACTGATGCAGTTCCTCATCCACAAGACGCTGCACATCATACTCATCGGTTGACCAGAGGCCTAGGCTTTCGTCCCAGATCGCGTAGAAACTTCGTCCACGAACCATCAGATCCTTGGAGCGACCGACCTTCCATTTCGGCTCGACCTCAAAGGTCCCGCCCTTGGCTTCTTTAACACTAATCTGATAGAAATCCATATAACCTCCTCTCAATCCTCCATATCGGCAATGACATAGGCATTGAGTTGGTACCAAAGCTCAATGCCTCGTTGGTCCTCCTTAGGATTTTGCAAGGGGAAGAGACCACCTTCGCCATTACCCTCGTACGTACGAAATATAACACGATCTAGTGCAGCATCGACTGTATCGCTGATCTCCTCGTTGTAATGGGCATCACTGACCCATGACATAGGGATATTCAGATTCTCGACCATCTCCCAGAACCAGCTGAGCGAATCGCCATTGGCAAGGAATGCGAGATGCCTCGACAAGGCGATAAGCATCTCGAGCATGGAGCAACCTAGACTCATCCACTCGTCAGAGGGGTCGGTCCCAGTTACAGATATAAACTCGTGTCTGAGATCCCGACCATCCTCTGCACGATTGTCATCATTTGGGACGAACCAGAGAAACTCCTTCTTGTACAACTGCCGCGCGAACGCCCAGTGCGTCCTTGCAGTGTTCCGGGATCTTGGCGATCCTATTTGTGAGTACAACCACTTGAAATATGCCTCATCTGTATGGTGGCTCACTCATAGTCACGCCGGAACTTACGAGGTCGACCCCTCGGCTCAGAGTGCTCAATGAAGCCGAGCACCTCCTTCGCATAGCTCCCCTTACTGCGGACAACCTCGAGGTCTAGCCCGAGCTTGTCGTTACGGATGTAAACAATGTTGTTGTCTCTGGAACCATGACCGAACTTCTCAAGATTGGCAGACCCAACAGTCCCATCAACATCAGCGACAACGTCATCTCGCCCATCTACAAGAGTATCATCCCCCTCGAAATATGTCAGTGTATCCTGATCGTACTCCAGAACAGCCGATGCGAATTCCTCCCAGCTGATAACGTACGGAGGCTTTGGGGGAGCTTCCCCGTCCTGGATATATGCCTCTTCCTCGACAATCTCCTCATATGCCTCAGCAAGAACCGTCGGGTCATCGAACTCTGCCTTCTTATGGAGACGAGCGTAGAAGTTCTTTGTCTCTCCGACCTCGAACTCCAGCCTACGTTCAAACTCATCCTCCATCTTTCTTTTCAGGAGCAAATACGCACCAATTCCGAGGGCAGTCCCAACAAGCAACATGCCAACCCCAGCACCAGTACGGACGATCACTTCCTTCGACATCAGATTTCCCCTTAGATCTTGTCATAGATGACGCCGTCGACATTGAAGTCTAGGAGGATTGACCCTTCCCGACCGTTGACGAAATCGCGCGCACGAGGATTGTTACCATCAAATATGCCAAAATCAACATAATTATCTCCACCATCCTTGCTGATAACCCACCCGACGACGGCTCCGGCCTTGGATCGCTCGATTCCGACCATGTCGTAGACCTCGTTGAGGAAGATGTGGCCTCTGGATCGGAGGAGATCATTGGCGTAGTTCTGCTGGCAGCGCAGAAAGAGGTGGTTGAACTCAGGAGTGCGTGACCAAGAGGAGCAAAGATCGTCGAAAAACCTGGCATAGATAGAGATGTTGTCTGGTCCGGCTCGGAGGACCTTTACCTCCTTCTTTGAGCCATCTGGTGTTACCTGGGTCACGGCTCGTTCCTCCGTGTCATAGCGGAGCCTTTGATCCACCTCAGGACCAAACTCCTTGACCACCCGGTGTCTGTACTCTCGGAAGCCCTTGTCAAGGGCAGCATAGGCAGCTGTGAGAGCAGCATTCCTGGAAGTGAGGATCTTGTGAGATCCAGTCAGGGCAATAATGGAGGCTGCCCCTACAAGGACGACTGGTGCGTAAAGCTTCGTGACATCCACCACGGCGCGAGAGTAGAGGATGGTCATGTCCTGTCGATAGTCAGCCTCCGAGTAGTCGGGGTTGTCTGATGCACGAAGATCCTTAGCGATCTGCAACTTGCTAGCGTGATCGGCGAGGGTGTCCTCAAGCTTCAAGGTTGCTCTCGAGGCCATGACTGTCGTGGCGATGACACCAACAACACCCCCTGCAAAGAGGATCGTTGGTGAGTGCTTCTGGGTGAGGAGAAGCTGACGTCCTACTCTCAATGATGCTGCGTTTGGGATATACTTCATCAAGCTGTGCATAATGCTCCTTATAAATAATCTCTTCAATCCAGGGGTTCAGTCTTCGGAAGATCCAGCAAATATCCTCCGGTGATGCGGGTCACTCCAGCGCCTCGAATATCGGTCCAGCCCCACTTGTCATCGGTATAGTTCGGGGGCACCCCGACAAGCTCGTACAGGTCCTTGACAGAGGCGGACTCGTAACGGGCCACAATATCGAAAAGCCGATCTATAACTTCCTCAGCTTCAACTCTTGTAGAAAGAATGATCTCGTCGAAATCGTGAGTAGTTCGAGCCTTCCGACTTGGATTTCGTGGCTCATCTCGACGTCCGTACTGTGTCTTAGGCCCATACCGATTGTAGCTGACGTATCCTTGCCCTGGGCGATACCCGGTTCGTCTGCTGGCCGATCGTGCTTCTCCAAAGAGCATCCTCTCAATTCCCTGACTAACCACATCAGCGAGCGTGTCCTTCGCTGCAGGGATAAGAACCTCGAGCATGACATAGGACCCGACGGTTCGGAAATCCCCGCCTCCAAAGCTCTCCGTGATTCTCTTCCAAGCTGGCTTCTTACGCCGGATAACCGTCCCCTCGATCACCTTCTCAATCTTCTTAGGCTCTTCTTCTACAGGCTTTGGTGGCTTCCGACTGTTGGGCGGATATGATTCCATATGATCCTCAATTTAGAGAAACTAAGAACCCTTGTTAGGGCTCTTAGCTCCGAAGTCCTTAGTAGGTGTCAGCCTGGGGCTGGGCGAGGGCGTCGAAAACCTTGTCAACCATCTTGTCGGTCCAGGCCTCAGCAGCCTCGCTGGCGACGGCACCGATAGCGATCGATCCAATGATCAGTTCAGCTTCCTGAACGGAGTTCTTGGGTCGGACGTTATTACGGAGCGCGTTACCAACGGTGAACGCTGAGGACCAACCAACAACAAACTTGGCGATCTTCTTGACCTTCTGTCTATCCATGACATTCCTCTCTCATATAGGGGTCTTCATTATAAGGCATGTAAAATATGCGGGGCACATTTTGGTCGTCGGCTGTCGTTTAAGATTGGCATCCGGAGTAGGGCAGACCCCTTCACAGGACCCTTGCCAATCCCCCATCGCAAATATAAACTACTCGGACGTCTTCTTCGCAAACTGCGCAATCAGCTCTTCGCGAGTCATGTCCTTCACATCCTTGACAGTCTCGATCTCCGGCTGGGGCGTGTTCTTATCAGCCTTGGCAATCTCTACTGCAAGACCCGCAGGGACGATGCCGGTAATGAACGCCGAGGCAGCATTGGCGTCCGTTGCGAGCTCAATGAAGAGCTGAGAATATGCCTCGGTCTGAGCAAAGTCGTCGCGTAGCTCCTGAGTCTTGATGAAACGACGCCCATCCTCAGACTTCTGTCCATAGGCAAGTAGAATGATCCGCTTGAACTGCTCGATGATCAGAGCCCCATCCTTGGCTTCCACGATAGCCTTGAGAGACTCGGCAAAGCCAGCCTTCTCGCTCACCTCAAGCTCAACCAGCTCGGCCTTAGTCAGGTGAAAGAAGAAATCCTCCGTTCGACTCTGACCATTGAAGTCCTCATATGTAATGGTCTTCTTAAGCATCGTTCTTCCTATCCTCTTCGGTTACAATTGCTTCCAAAAGCAATAGATAGTTGATATGATCTGTGATCTTCTCATGCCACATGTGCATAGGAAGGATCTTCTCGTCCCAACACATGTCAAATATAGAGATTGTATGCTTAGCCATCATACCGGCAAGAGCCTGAGACATCGTCACGCCCTGCAATGCAGCTGCAGTACGGAAGTTGTGAAGACGATCCTCGGTCGCATACTCGACAGCCTTGAAACTTAGCATTTCGAGACAATAGTTCACGCGAGCATGGACAAGTTCATTGAAATCACGATCAAGCACAGAATATACCTCTCCTAGAAAAGAAGAGAAACCCTGTAAGTGTTAGTTACAGGGCCTCTTCTTAAGACCTCAGGCCTTGGGGTTTGCCTGGGGCTGGACCGTCGTGATGACAGCCACCGGCTCCTCGGGGGACGAGGCGGCAAGCTTCTTGTTCCTGCGGCGCTTGAGAACCTGCTGAACCACAACGGTGCTAGTTGCACCTGCGATTGCAGAGGCCATCAGAGCCTTCCAGGGGAACTCAGAGGTCTCGCTCTCCTCTTCCGATTCCTCGGTTGGGGTGACGTCGATGTACTCGGTCTCTTCCATTTGGTTCTCCTTTTGGGTGAAGGGGTCTTCATTATAAGGCATGTAATTTTTGCGTATTACTGAATTCGGCAATAGTCTCGGATCGGATAAACCGTGTATTCCAAGGATATACAAGGTCGATCGTCCGTAGACATCACCGTTGAGAATCTCATCTCGAGTAAAGCGTCCGCATTCCACCCAACCTCACTAGAATATTGAGTGGTTGGAAGCCCAATAAGCTGATACAGATCAGACAAACTGGCAGACATCTCGTGCAAGATCTGGTAATTGATCTCGTTCTGAGCCTTGCGAAGGGCATCTACATTACTCTCGAAATATCGCCCAGTGATGGAATCATAACAAAGAACATCGCCATTCCCTGTCAGGATGACCTCGCGATGTGTGACAGGGTTCGCGGTCACCCGGTCCTGGGCAATATCATCCCTGACCTTCTGCTCCTTGTGAGGACCCATCCTCTCGATCACTTTGTCCTTGTACTCCACGAAGGCCTTCTCCGTAAGAGAATATGCAGCGGCCATTGCGGCAGCCCTTCGTGAACCAATCCGGTTTGCTGCAATGATACAAGCGACAGTCAGAACACCCGTCCCAACAGCGGGGATATATAGCTGCCATGTGAGATCGAACTTCCTTCTGGTATTAGTCTCATAGTCAGGATCGCCTGTCTGCATACGAGCGAAGTGCTCTTCATTGGCAATGATCTTGGCAGCCTTGAATGATGCGCGCCCTGTAAAGAGAGCCGTCGTGATTGTCCCGGTGACACCGATAGCCGTAAGAATAAGGGGGCCGTTATTAGCGACAAGGCGTTCGGCACGTCTGACAAGTTCATCAAATCTCATTGACTCGCTCCGACAGTAGTGAGACGGAAGGTCATCCGGAGCAACCAGAGCCAGCTTTCCAGCCCAAGCATGAAACTATCTAGCAGTACATTATGAATGCGGTGTAGCATCAGGACTCCTTCCGAATAAGAAAAAAATAGATGAGAGGGTTGGCTTTTCGCCGTAAGACATATAAGTCTCCTTCTCATTATATGCCATGTAATTCCTGCGCAGAAAAACGTAAGCCCTAGTATTTTGGGGTACTAAGGCTTACGCTGTTAGGGTGCTTCCACTTGAAACTTCAATACAAGCGAAAGACTTTCCTTTCATTATACACCATGTAATTCCTGCGGAAAAAATTTTAAGCGATGTTGCCGCAGCTCTCTCGTGTAATTATGCCGACCTACAATTCTGCCGCCCACGGTAACGAATTCCGTGAACCTCAGTTTTGCAACGTAGCCACTGCTTTGCATTGTTATTGTCTAACAACATCTGATGGATTATTCCTATGACAGCCTTCAACTGTAAAATCCCATACGCTAATATAGGGTATTTGGCGGACTTATCCTTCTCATTACATGCTGTGTAATTCCTGCGCAGAAACCTAAAATCCTTGTGGGATTCTAGGCGTCAAGCCTCTAATACTTCGTGATCTTCCGAAGATTCACTTTTGTCTTCTTCGCGATATAACCGACGACCGTCAAGATGATTACAACAGGGATCATTGCAAGCAGCAAGATCGTCATCAAGGTGTACAGCCAAATCAGAAAATTGGGGTCCATCAGATTCCTCTCTCATATAGGGGCCTTCATTATATGCCCAGTTATTCCTGCGAAAAACCATAACCCTTGGTAGGGTCAGAGGGTTTTGAAACTTCAGACAACGTTCAGATCAACCTTCTGGTACTTCTTGATGAGCTTCCGATCGTCGTACCTGCTCCAGCCATATCCGATGCCGAGGATGATGCCGCTCGCAATCGCCGTTACGGCGAGCGAAACAAACACATCCTTCAGAATCATCTTGCTGACGCTGGGCTCAACGATAGGGGTCTCAAGATCTTCCATGATCTTTCCTCTCTTGTTGGGGGTTTCATTATAAGCCATGTAAAATCTGCGACTTCTTTTAGAAATTTCACCCCCGGGGTTTTTTGGATCTTAGAAAAGCAAAAATTATAAGCCATGTAGAGAGTGCAAAAATATAGAAGGCGTGTAAGAGTTTTTACGTCTTACACGCCTTCTACGAGGGGTACGTGGATCTATGCTATCGAAGCCGGAACAGCAGGTGAATCGCCTTGGACGTCAGAATATTCGTCCGTTCGAATCCAACGATCACCACGATCCCGAGAACATTCCCAATGACGATAGCCAGCGTATCCTTGCTGAGGCGATTAGGACAATCAGTCGTCTTCATCGCATACAGCTTGGTCAGTTGGTCTACCATCTTGGCATATTCATCGGCATCTGCAGTAAATCCTTGCATCTCACGAAGAACTTCGGCAATCGCAAGGTCAAGCCCAGACGGTTCCGGGGCTTTTCGAATTTGCATCTATCTCCTTTCGTAGGGGTCCTCATTATATGGCATGTATAATTTGCGACCCTCTACGAAAGGGGATTGACCTTGAGTGTGATTCGCTTTTGCGCATCGATGGCATCCAGATCAGTCTCTAGGTTCAGAGAATATCTTTTGCCTCCATCGGGGAAGTTCTCAACATCAAGCGTTCCGTCGTACCCGACCTTGAGAATGTAGATCAGACCACCAGTGAAAATAATATTGAGAAGGAGTGAGAGACCAAGCACTATCATGCTCACGTCCATTGACTCGGCCCTCTGAATCGTCGAACTCCTTCTGTTTCCTCCCACACAGCTCGACTGAGGCCTGGATAACCACGCTCCCCAGCTGAATCCTCAGTTCGAATATACTCGCTGATGACCATCGACTCCTCGAATCCATACTGGCCAATCAAGGTGATAGAATCGCCCAACTGGTAGTGTTGCCCAAATTTGTATGGAGCTGCCATAGAGATAGCTCCGTCAAAATATCTAGCAACCTCATGCTTGCTGAGCTCGGTCAGGCCCTTCTGGATTGTAAAATCTGTGAATGCGGTCCCACTTAGACTCCCGATAGACCCTCCATCCATAAATAAGAGTTTTCTATCTAGACCCGATAGCGTTGACCCAGGAACAGTATCAGCCCAGACGGTCCTGCTACCGACGGAGGTTGCCAATACTGCAATATTCTTGTGATCCTGATCAGACATGAGATAAGATGGAGAATCAATATGACCAGCCAGATACTGGAACACCAAGGGGGTTCGGTCTATTTGATGGCGCGTGCGATCGACACCATTATAGACATCCAGACGCAGCTTACTGATACTAGCTCGTAACGTCTTGGTCACATCACCGCGAGTAGCCGTCTCTGATGTATCAAATATCATCTCATAACCGTACGACGTGAAATGAAGCGGTCGAATGCTACGAACCCCAAGCGTCCATTTCGTCAGATGATCTCTAACCGCAGAATATAGCTCGCCCGACTCAAGGACCCAACTCTGTGCCGGATATGTGACAGTAGTACTATCAGTGATCATTGTGTTCGGGACCGCAGTGAGTGTCTCTATGTTCTGTGTCGCTCGAGTTGGGTCTTCTCCAGTAGCGTTCACAATCCCATTCCACAAGAGCAAGGATATGAACTCGGAGGGCGTGTATGGCTTGATGGCGACCCACGGTTCGTTATACGTAATCGCCAACAAAAGCCGATGCCTCAGGAAAGACTCGAATGACCGACCGTACACTGTCAGCCACTGTTCGCCAGAGTCCGTGCGACTCACCGAGTGAGTCTCGACGATCATCACCACACTTGAGTCAACGAGAGATACAAGCGAGTTTGGTGGAATCAAGGACCGCGTTATATCGACTTTGGCCGTCTTCATCTCAAATTCACCAGCATCTGCAAATCGTTCAGTCCAGATCAAATACTCGTAGCCCTCGATAAGCACATCGGGTTTATATGTTATTGGGTCTAGACGGGTAAGATCCATGACTAGATCCCCCAATACTGTGGCCTATAGAAGGTTGCGCCCCAGTCATGATCAGTATTATACGGGGTAAACACATTGTCGCCGCTATGCAGCATAAGCCAGACCGAGTTCGCCGTTAGCGAATACAGAATCGAGGTGGCCACACTTCCGGTAACGGACCATACACCACGAAGCCCCGGTCGAGTGTCAATGATGACCTTATCGATGTCTGCTTCGCCCGTGTTATGGAGAACACGCATCTCGTTACCTAGAGCATCAGTCAGACCCCAGGTCAGAAAATGACCATCGACAAGGACTTCCAGACGAAAGCCTGTAGGTGCTGTCCCAATATTCTCAATATGGGGTTCGAGCAGATCTGGTTCAACGTAGACGTCGTTCACTCCGATAAAGAATTGATCGACGCAAGAAATAACCAGCTGCACCAAAGGCTCTTTGCTGAAAGGCACAATCTCCAAGTTCTTGACGTAGCCCGTGGTATACATGACAACAGTGTCGCCGTCCATAATATCGACGACAATCTTCCAGTTACTGCTGCCTGAGGTAAGCAGACCATACAAGACTGTTCGCAAATCCCCAACCGTCTGTCCCATGGTGAAATCGGGGTTAAGACCGATATTCATCACAATTTCTCGTCGCTGAGGTCTAGCCCCTTGGTATATGCCACTAGAATTGATAGTCTCAGAGATCACAACGTCAATCTCTGGAGGACCAAGACCACTCGCCTCCTTGAGCAGGTACTTGTCAGAAGGAAGGGCTCCGACAATTGGTAGGTCGATAGACGTATGCCCACTGAGACGTATTTTTGTAAAATACATTATGCGGTCAACGCCTCCTTCGCTAGTGACAACTGATTCCTGGTCTGCCGATAAATATCAATGGCCGACAAGGCCTTTGGTGAGTAGTTGTTTTGCTCGAACTGGATCAAAGGTGCTGGCGTCTGAAGAGCCGCGCCAACCAGCTCTTGAGCCTGGGCTCTCTCGTTAGAAATCGAGGTTGCTTGTCCAAGGGACACTCGTGGTGTGAGCGACTTAGCCTTGATAACTGAATCCATCTTTGCAGCATCCTTGCGGAACTGCGTAAGATCAAGAACCGGTGCAATTGTCGGATTCATGTCAATATCAGCGGAGACAGCATCAGAGATCTTAGACATGGTGGTCTTGACTGAGGACAGCGTGTCCTCCACCATTCCTGACCCAGCTTCAGCGGCTAGATATGCATACTTATCGATGCCATTGGCAAGACCCTGAACAATATACATACCCCGCTTCTGGAATTCCTTCGAGGGAGAAGCAGAGTCCGCGGCCTCATCCGCGCCGCCCTTGACCTTGTCGATCAGCCATGCACCCGCACTCCAGAGCCTTCCTGCAACAGTGAAGTTCCTGAGTCCAATAATAAGACCATCAACAACCATATCGGCCATACGCTTACCGGTGTCCTTGAACTTCTTCTGATTCTCTGGATCTTCAATTGCATCCATAATACCATTCGCGAATTCTGTTATAGCGTTGAGAGCGGCATCAGCAATCCTCTTAGTATTTTCTCTATTGCCAATGGCGTTGAGGAACGACACAATGAGATTTGTAGCGGAGTCGACAATCCGCTTCATATTATCAGCTACAGCATCAACAAACTTGAGTATGATCTCAATCACAACGGTAGTGATCTGATAGATATTATCTCGAATAGCCTTGAGCATGGCAAGCAGCCACGAGAGAGCCGCTCGCGCAATCTTTGGAACGGCCTCCTTCATGACCTTGAGGAAAGTATCCAGCATCGCCAGGAGAAGAGGGGGTACCTCAGGCAGAAGCTTCTTAACTGTATTGATTATGGACATGATGACCTTGTAGATGGCGTCGCCAATGAGCGGGGCTGAGTCGCCAATAATCTTGACCCAAGCCACCACAGCGTAGGCGAGCTGTGCGCCAACGACGGGCAGAAGGGTTATCAAAGCCATAAGAGCCGGAGTACCGATCGCAGCAAGCGCAACAAGACCAGCAGCGAATGCTGCAAAGCCGACGCCTATAGCAAGCATGGCAAGACCAAGAATGCCGAGCGCCGCGGCAAGGAGGAGGATAATTGGGGTGATAGGCCCAAGAACAAGACCGGCCACGCCGAGAATAACAAACACCCCAGCAATGGCACCGAGCGCAAGAAGAAGACCTTGCCAAGGGATCGAGCTAAGGATCTTCAGAGCCATTGCCAGGACCACAAGAGCACCTGAGACGATAACCATGTTCTTGGCGCCGGCCTTAGCGACGTTCATAAGCAGTACGGCGGCGACTAGAATCACAAGCATTGCCGCAATCGACGCAATCGACTTCGCAAGCCCTCCAGCAGAAATAGAGTCGATCTGCTTCAAGGCAAGGGCAAGAATATTAAGCGCAACTCCCAGAATAAGGATAGAGACGGCAGCCTTGACCAGCTGGCCCTTCTTCGGGAAGGTTTGCATCACAGCACTCAGAACCCCGAGAACTAGTGCGACCTTCCAGATTGAGTCCATAATAGTGGAAGCATCAAGCTGGTCCCAGAGAACCAACGCCCCCGCAAGTGTGATCAATGCGAACGACAGAATAAGAAGTGATGTTGAAGCCGCGAGAAGACTCTTAGCTCCGCCAGACGCCTCAAACGCCTTTGCTGCGCCGACCATAACGGCCATGACGACTACGAAGGTAAGCATGCCCTTGATGAGCTCGCCTGTAGGGATTGAGCCCAACAACTTAAGCGCAAGAGCCATGGCAATCATGGACGCGGCGAGGATCATAATTGCAGTAGACATCAGAATAAGGCGAGCACCGCCAGCAATAGCTTCCTTGGATGAACCCTTCTCAATCTCCGCGTCCAGTTCCTCTAGGGCCTTCGTCATCAACTTAAGCATAATAGCGACAGCGGCGACACCCTTGGCCAGATCTAAGGGGTCAATCTGAGAGAGAACAACCACGGCGGCAGCAAGGAGAAGTAGAGCCAAGGCGATCTTGAATATAGCCTTAGCCTTGACCTCCTTCTGCATGGCCGACAGATTGTCAGTTATCGCATCGAGAACACCACTGACACTCCCGATACCCTGCCTCATCGCCTTAAAGAACTTTTTCAGTTCTCGGATAAACCCGCCAAATATGATCGTATTGAGGATGGAGAGGACGTCCTGCAGCCCAATGTTGTCGAAGGCATCTTTCAGTCGGGTGAATATGCTCGATATCCCCGAACCTGTACTACCCTTGATGACCTGCAAGCCAAGAACAAAGTCAGCCCAGGTCTGCTTGACGATCTCAATAAGCGTATTCGTCTTCTCCAAAGACTGATTGACAGCTTGCAACCCTGTCGAGGAGGCGGAAGCCTTTTCCCCTCCACCAAAGGCATTGGCAATACTGCTAAATATACTGCTGACTGTATCAGCAAAGCTCTGGAGGTTGGATCGGAATCCCTCGATAACGGGCCCAAGTGCACTGAACTTCGCAATCATGGAATCCAGGAACGGATTCTCATCCCCAGTGAAGATGGAGACAACTGCCTTTGAAAGCTTGATCAAATATCCAATGACCGTGCCAATAGTCTTGCCGATGGTTCCGAAGACCTGGTTGATGATGTCCGTACGCTTGAGGAACCGATCAAAGCCCGAGGCCACGTTCCCGATCATCGCGGTAAGGGAGAGGAGGCCACCTCCGCCGCCGGAAACACCCTTGGCGATCGCTCCAAACAACGCGGCGAAGGCACTGGCAATGCCCTTGATGACTGTCCAGACAATTGAGAATATAGCGAAGACGCCCTTGAACGTCGCCTTCAGATTCTCGGCTGTGTCCTTACCAATCTTCAAATGCTCAGTGAAGTTTCGGAAAGTCTTGGTCATCTCAGCAAGCTGTTGACCAGTCTTCCTCGGGAATATGTCTCGGAAGGCGTCCCTGATCGGCTTGATGATAGCGCCCAAGGCTTCAAATATGTTCTTGAAACCCTCGATTAGATCCGTTCGTCCGCCAAGCGTCTTCCAGTCTGCAAGGAGCTTGTTCCTTGCATCGGCAGAGGCACCAATAACCCCACCGATTGCGTTGGTCATACCGGTCCAAAGCTTGGTAGCCTCAGGAAGCGTGCCAATAACCGTCTCGAATGTATCCGTCCACCCAGTGCCCGCTGAGGCCCTGAGTGTCTCCATCATCATGCTGAAGGTCTTGACGTCCTTAGCAGCCTTAAAAGATTTCTTGCCAATCTTCGTTGATGCATCAGCATATCTGCCGAGAGTCTTTGTGAGGACCTCGCCAGTAACCCAAGCGTCCTTAAGGGTGGTCTGGAAGTTCTTAGTTGTTACCCGGGTTCCCTCTAGCGTCTTATAGGTACCGTCTCCGGCCTTCTTGAGAGTCCCCATGGCGACAGCCGTATCAATAAGCTGCTGCTTGAACTCGACCGTACCCATGTCGGCAATCTCGACTGAGTTCCAGTTCTGAAGCCTGAGGGCCCCATCGCCAATTGCTTGACCGAGATTGTACATGGCAATCGCAGCTTGATTAGAATTCGCCCCAGAAACAGCAGCAAGATTACCAATACCCTTCATAGCCTCTACGGCAACAGGTAGCTTGACGCCAGCGTTGGTAAATTTGCTGAGGTTCGTGACCATATCGCTGAGATTATAAATCGTCTTGTCAGCATACTCATCAAGGTCTTTGAGATACTTGGTAACAGTGCCGATATTTTCGCCCGTGCCGGCCATGATCGTGCCGGTTGCGCCAACCTTCAACTCATAGTCGGAGAACCCGTCCTGCATTGCCTGGATGCCACCAAGCTGCTTGGCTAGGGTCCCTCCAACCTCCATAGCCTTGGTGGTGATATTCGACAGCGCAGTGACAGCGACAGTCCCAAGGGCAATAAAGGCCCCTGAAATATGACTGATCCCGCCTTCCATCCCCTTGAAATTGACCTTGTCGATCGCGGCCTGAACATTGTTCAAACCCTTTTCGACGCCAGGAAGATGCAGGCTAGCCTTCAGCTTATCCAGCGTGCTGATTGTTTGGCTAGCGCCCTGCTCGAACTGAGCATTGTTGAACTTCATCGTGACGATTCTGCTATCAACACTGCTCACGCTGAGGTCACCTCCTTCCAGACGTCACTTGCAATGCGATCAAAGAGAGGTTGAAGAGCCGGATTAATATAGTCTCGGCCAACGACATAGCCGCCGTTGCGAGCGCCATGCCCATACTGGACAAGGACGGCAATTGGGCGTCCGTTGACCACGTTGGTGTTGCCCCAGATGATCGAAATCGACTTACTATCCTGCTTTACCTCGTAATACCATGACTGCGCGGTCTCACCAGTATCTAGAGGGGTCGCGTTCGATAACGCTTGAACACCAGCTGCGCCATAGTAGCCGAGCGACAGGAAAAGATCATTCTGGGTCATCTTGCGAAGGAAGGCTTCGGTATTCTTGAAATCTCCTGTTGACTCAATAACAATCATGACCCTCCTTCTAGAACTAGGGTAGTTGATAGATGCCTGGAGTGGCTGTCTGTGTAAGCCTCGTCGCTGGGAGAGCGACATAGATGCCCGCTATGGAACTAGGTGTTAGATCCCCAGGTGCATGACTCAACTGAGCGATACCTGTTAGGGAATTCGGGATAATTAGCATCGGTTCCCAGCCGAGAACCATGGTCAGAAGTTCTGCTATTGGCGGAAGCCGTGGCTCAGTGGACTCCCCATACAGAATATCCTCAATCGAGGCTAAGGTATTGGCGTTGAGAAGGCGTGAGTCAAGAATAAGATGGGCTGTTGGCACATAGTTCGGAGCTGCATCTGGCACACCTGTAACTGTCCAGCTAAACTGCGTCGGATCGACCGTGTCCGAGGTCGTATTGTAGCTCTTAGGCTCTGGAATAACGGTTAGATTATACAAGAGATGCAGTCGGTAACCATACGAAACACCCAAAATATCATTGCCAAAGAATGTTCGATAGGACAAACCGAACGTCCTTTGACTTTGACCCGAAACGTAGAATCCCGGTCCGAGCTCCTTCATACCCTCGAACTGCAGAAATTCATCAGGATATACAAACGCAGTCAACACGGCTGAGAAATCCCCGGTTGACTGATAGTTTGAGGTCTTGATCCCGTCAAAATATAGAGGAGAGGTATCGTCGGCAAGGTTCTCTTCAACCGAGATAAGACCCGACCACGCAACCCCACCACTGACGGGAAAATATAGAACTCCGTGGTCGAGGCCAGTCTCATAGAAATGTCGCCCGATATCATCCCACACAAGTCTTGTCATGGGAGCTCCTATCAGGACTTCTTGATGATGTAAGTCAACGCGTAATATGGCGGAAGATTCTCATGCGAGGCGGAGGCGGGAGCAGACGAAACAGCATTCACCGTGATAGGGTGGTTATGCTTGGTATTCTGAACATCGGAATTGAACTGTGGAATATCAACAGTGTGATAATGTGCGTCTGCAGACGTCACACCTGCACTATACTGACGGCTCCCATTTGTTGGATTCGAGTCGACATAATTTCCGTCTTCGGATTCCCCTGACCCATCATTCAGCAGAACAGTATGGGTATGTGAATCTGTGTTGGTGCTCGCACTTGGAGGGTTGACTAGGTGGTAGTGATTCACATTGTCGGGACCCGAGATCGCTGTGTGCGCATGCCCGGGCAGACCCGACTGTGCTGCCGTTAGGGTGACAGTCGCTGCACCGCCAGAATTTGGAAGTGTCCCACCATCACCAAGGATGAACTTGTCCTTCAGATTTGGGGTGAGATGCGGGTTTGGGTGACCACCAGCGGTTAGAAGTGCATTCAATGCAGATGATCCATGGGTGGTCCCATCGCAAAGGTGCCATCCTGGTGGTGCAACATTACTGGCATAAGCGATAATGGCTCCGATTGGAGACATGTCCGTATTGGGAGACAGATCCGCGATCTCGGCAATCACAGACCAGCCACCAGAAACACTGTAGCGATTAATACGGTTAGTGGTCGTGTTTACAACCAGTCGCCCTTCCCAGAGCGCTCCGCCGCTCAGATTATTCCTAGCAGCTTCTGTCATAGGAATAACCGTGTTTCGCAATTCTAGAGAAGTTGCCAACTTTCCACGAATCTCAGGCGGAAAGGCAAGATTCTCATCAACTGCAGGATAGAGATCATATGCCATTTCATTCCCTTTCCGACAAGGGTCCGTTTATAATAAGCTCCAACTCGTCGATGGATATCAATCGCGCCGACTCTGTATCTGAACCATAGAGAATGTTCTCAATTTCAGTCATGCTCTCAGGCAGGATATTAGGTGATTCCAGCACAAAATATGAAGATGGGCGGTACGTACTGCTAGGAAGCGGGACCGTATCAATCGTCCAAGAAAACTCGATCGCCGACCCAGTTTCCTCAATCGTAGAATATCCACGACTCTGACGACTCGCAATGGCGTTATAGATCAAATGTAGCTTATAACCAAGCCCAGGCTCAATCAAAGTGCGATAACACAAACTAAAGCGAGTCCGAGGCTGTCTCGTAAGGATGAACCCAGGGACGACGGAGCGATCTCCAACAGCTCCTTCTAACTCATACGGTACAGAGAATGCCGAGATCTCAGCTTGATAGTTTGTATACCCTACCTGATCCATATACTTTACACCATCAAAGTAGTAAGGCGTACTCGAAGCATCGTCAACTGTCGCTTCGACATTCAGAAGACCATTCCAGACATGTCCGAGGCCACTGGAATCATAGACCACGCCATGATCTACGCCATGCTCATAGCGGTTCGGGCCTGACTGGTTCCAAGTAAGTCTAGCCACGATGACAACCTCCTATCCTCTCGTACCGAATTGCGCTCTTCGCTGGGCATTCAAATCCCGGTTCCTAGCGGCGATTTCACTCTTACTCATCTTCTTAGGAGGTGCATTCTTGACGTTGAATACCTTGATGAGGGTGAAAAGCCGGTTCAAATGCCAATTCTCGAACTCAATCGGAATGCGGAATGAGATCATCCAGTAATAGATCAACTCCGCCGTGATGACCTCTCGACTCGTGGAAGGGGTCTGGGTCTCTGTGAACCATGTGGCAGTCATCTTAGCGTCGATGTACTTGTTGATAGCCTCAATATTTTCGGAAGATAGATGGAAAATTACCTCCGGGGAAATTTTTGGATTCAAAATCATAAACTCGATGTAAGCGAAGACCTCTTCATCTGACTTCGTTTCCTTCGTCAGAAAAGGCTTCTCGAATTTCGCCTCCCATTTTGACAGAGAGACCAAAGAGTGTTCTAGTTCTAAAGTAAGATCCTCAAAGTTGGCGAATTCATTAGTAAGCTCATTGAACAATTCACCACCTGGGATCACAATAGTCAACACTCTTTGGCCTCTCTATCTCAGAATCCTTACGGTGTAGTGAAAGCAGCAATAACGGCGTCCGGAAGAGGGAGCGAGGGCTCCGTTGTAATGTCGCCATAAAGAATAATCTCAAACGCGGCCAGATCAGCCGCATCAACCAGAGTCGAGTCAATCGTGATGCTTGCGGTCGGAGCGTGGTCCGTCACACCAACAGGGACAGTGGTGACCTCCCAGCTGAAGGTGATCGCCTCGGGCGAGTCGTTGACGGTGCCATAAGCCTTCTCGGTCGGGGCTGCATTGGCCCCATAGACGAGATGGAGCTTGTAGCCAAGCGAATCGCCCTCGACGTCATTGCCGATCTTGGTTCGATAGCTGAAGCCGAACGGCTTCCTGGGCTGCTGACCGATAGTGACGCCTACCTGAGGTACCGCCGAGCCGTCGCACTGAGCGAACTCCGGAGGATAGGTGAAGGCTTCAATCGTTGCCCCGAACTCCTCGGCAGAGATGAGGTTCAGATACTTGATGTTGTCAGCATACTGAGCACTAGACTCAGCACCCGACGGTGACTCGGTAACGGTAGTCAGACCGTTCCATGCAAATCCAGTGTTATAAGCACCAGTTTCATCTTGCAGGTAAAGGACGCCATGATCGACACCAGTCTCGTAGAGACGCTCGCCGACCCCATCCCAGGTGAGAGCTGCCATGAGATCTTCCTTTCTAGAAGAAGAGAGTAAATACGTCGTGATTGAGATTGTCCGCTGTGAAGAACCGGTCGAACGTGCACAAAGGCAGCTGTCCTACCTTATCGGGGAACGGGCTATCCGGGTCTTGATCAATTACCGTGATTCGATACCGCTTGGTGTAATTGTAAGGGTAGTTATCCGCGTGCAGGATGTTGGCAGAATCCCGATGGTAAACAATACAGGGATACGTCATCAGCACATTTGCGGGAGGCTGGAAATATACATTCTCGGTGCCCAGAACATCCTCAAGGAGTTGCTGGAGCTGAAACCGTGGGGCCATTGTAGACACCTCCTAACCTCAGGATAAGGCGGGGACTTTGCACCTCGACATCTGCAACCGTCCACAGAGTCCCCGCCCACCTAATATAACGAATGGCAAAGAAGTGCTCATTAGCATATGCGTCGGAAACAATGCTAATGGAATTCCCAACGGAGAGATCATTATTGAGCTGCTCGCCTTCCTGCAACCGTCTGGTGTTCCGAATGACATCGCCGTAGTAAATATACTCGACAAGCTCATCCTGCCAGACACCGGGAGCAGTCTCTATGGTCGCTCCGTAGCCGATCTCACCATAGAACTTTGCCATGTGGTTCCCCTTTTCTTACGGCGTACCCTGCTTACGAGCAATCACCTGGGCAGACTTGAACTTCGTAAGCGCTCCGGAAAGACGCGTCTCGATCAGGTACTTGTACTGGTTGTAATCGATGTCGAAATCATCGAACATCGCGATAGCTCCGCCCTTGTCAGCACCGAGCGTGTAGTCAGAGAGATTGACAAGAATGCAGACGACATCGCACACCGTGGTGCCGTCGGCAATGTCAATGACAGTGACGCCATCCATAATCGGAACGGTCACGATCTTGGAAACACGCAGCGCGGATGCCAGCTCAGCCTCCGTCGAGTAGAGTCGACGACCAAGGGTGTCCTTGAGAACCAGAAGCTCAGTGATAGTGCGCTCCGTGCAGTACATGGCCGGGTTGCCAGAACCGCGGTAGAACTCGCGCTGAATCACAATCGCGTCAACCAGATCGTCACCGACCACATCGTCATCAACCACGGTCTGATGCGTGTAGAACTCGTCGTCGCTCACGATCGGACGAATATACGTCTCCTTGATCTTGTCAGCATCGGCGACATCCCGACCATCTCCGACAAGAACAGCTCGGGCAATTTCCTCATCGAGCATAACCCTCATCTCGGCCTTGAGCCAAGCCACGACATCGAGATCCGTGATATCGATGATATCATCACGGTCGAGCTTCTGCTTCTTGTAGATCGTCTGCGGGGTCGTAACTCGCTCGGTCAGAGCGAACCACTCCTCCTTCTTGAGAGCGCCCTTCACGTAACCCTTGGCCCTAGCCTCGTCATGCGTGATGTCAGCTGACTGAGACTTGATCCTGGAGAAGGGAGAGTGACGAGTGCCATTGATCACACCCGAGACCCACTCCATCCGCCTCGAGACGAACTCGGGGGAATTGGCGATCGTCCTGGCGTCGGGAAACAGGAGATCGATGTTCTCGATGCCGTAGGTCACAGCATGCTGAAGGAACGACTCCTTGAACGACCCAAGCCGCTTGGCGTCATCCACAATGGTCTTCAACTGATCATGGGTCAGGGTCGGACGAGCTGTGGTGGGGGCCCCGCCATTCTGCTCGAAGACGTTATGAGTCATTACAGTACCTTCCTGGTGGGTGAGAGTATCCTCGGGAGATGCATCGTCTTGGGTAATAGCGGGCGTATCATCAGACTGCGCGACTGACTTGGACTCAAGAGCGGCGCCGATCATGAAATGGACGACGTCCTTCTGCTCCTGGGTGAAGGAGTTATAGACATCTTGAACAGTCTTGCCCTCGGTATGGACAACCTCCTCCTCTTCAGCCTCAGCAACATCCTCATGCTCAAGCGAGAGACCCGTGTAGATCACAGCCTCATCATCAAGGCGCTCATAATCGCCATCACCATGCGCAATGCTGATGTTATCGATCAGCGCGCCAGGATTGGCGCCAGACAGAACAAGACTGACCTCTCGGATTGAGCCGTGGAGAACGACCTTACCCTTCTCCACAAGCTTGTTGGCATAGATCGACAGAGACTTGATGTCGCCATGCCTCACCAGAGTCTTCGAGCTCTGTCCAGACTTGGTCTCGTTGAAGAATCCATATGCATAGATACCATCCTGGCGATGCTCAAGAAGAGCATGTCCAAGAATGTTCTCGGGGGAATCATGACCATGCTGCCAAACAAGAGGGACGGTCATCTTGTCCTGATGCTTGAAGGCATCTGGCGTAATCGTTCGACCATCAGCACACTTGAGACCGGCCTTGGTTGCATAGCCGCTGAAATCAGCTTCCATTTTGACAGGCTCCTTCCTGTTTAATGTCAACGGCCTTCCATTGCCGTCTGTGATGTATCTGACTGCGACTTCGACTTCGGAACTAGCTTCAGAGATGGAGGATCAGTGCCCAGTTCAGACTGAGGCATGTTACTGTTGCGAAGTTCATCTGCCTTGGGATCGGATGCCGGCTTGAATCCAACAATCTGTCGAACCTCATTGGAGGTAAGAATCTCATTGCGAGTGAACTTGTCTGCGATTTCGGCCATCTCACTAATAGGAACAAACTTGAAAGGCTCTCTGAAGTACTCGACAGATTGGCGCTGGGAACGAGCGGTCTTAGTTAGGAATGTACGCTTGAACGCCTCGGTAATGGCAGAAAGGACAGGCTCGATGGTTCGATTGCCATAGTTCAGCATGGCCTTCTCGTCAGCCGTGCCATTCATGACCTCTTCGGTCAACCCTAGCTGACTGTACAGCATGTTCGTCAGATACTCGACCTGCTTGAGGAGTCCATTCTCGGCCGGACGGTTCAGCTGGGTGATCTTCTCTGTCCCATCCGTATAGGCAATCCCATAGGTACTGCCCTTGAGTTGGAACTCGATGTCCTGACGGCGCTGTTCCGCCTGTTGACGACGAGCCTCAGACTTGATCACATACGGAAGCTGAATGATCAGATCCAGCTTTCCAGAACTCGAAGCGCTATCAACGGCGTCCAGCATGTTAAGCTTGGTGATGAGTCTTTGCAATGTTGAGTTCGGTTCGTTCATGACCGCATACAAAGGGTTCTCAACAATAGCTACCACCGACTTCTCGAGCGTGACCTCCTGTCGACGCCCAGTCGCCTCATTATAAAGATTCACTCTAACATGCTTAGGGTACCATTGAACAATCTCACCGACACGCATGTTCTTGATATCATAACTACCAAAAGTCTCAGGATTAGAGGTCGTCTCGACGGGAACTACAGCTACGACGCCCTGATTGAACAAAGACATGGCAATATCTTGACGAAACGCCCTAGCAGCTTGATCGACGTTGGCCTCTACAGTCAGACAGTTATTCAAGCCACTGTCAATCGTCTCCAAATATCGTCCCTCATCGTCCAGACGCACGTGCTGAATCGCACTTGCCGACACATCAATGCTAAGACGGGTGTAGATGGAGGAGATGATGGAACGTTCATTGGTGATGTTCAAGCGTGTTCGATCAGGCTTTGTGGCATAGCTCGTACCTAGATCGTAGGGTTGGAACTCATCCTTTCGATCCTGGTTAGAAAATGCATTCCACGCATGCCTAAGACGCGAACCAAAACGAGCCATTAGTCACCTCCTCTCATGGGATGCGAACCCCACCTAGATGGGTCATTGTATACGCTGCATACTTCTGGCCCTCAAATAACCGTGACGCTGCTGGGACAGACTTTCCTGAAGCAGACTCTGCTGCCTTCTTTACCGTGCTGATTGCTGAGATCGGAGACTTACCACTCTTAGCCATATAACTCGCCGCGAAAACGGCTCCTGCGCCGACGACTGCTGTAATCGCCAGACCCGTGGCTATCTTGCGACCCCGACTCGAGCCTTCTCGTCCTGAGGAAAAGTCTTCTTGATAATATGGTTCGGGTGTACTATCTCCTTCGGAGGCATTCCTGTCCGCAGATGACGATTCCTTCTTTCGAACCCCCCAGCGCATGCCTCTAACGCCGAAATGGGCGAACGCTTGCCCTGCAGCAATAGCATCGCTACGAAAAGGCTCTTCGCTGAGGTGCGTCAGTTCACTCACGAGAAAACCTCCTCTCAGTCGCGATATATAGGACCTTGATTAGCCTTAGCTACTCTTGGAATGGCATCAGTAAGAACGCCTGAGTTTGGAGAAATCCACGCAGTCCCGAGTTGCAATCCACCAAACTGCGTAAGCATGGCGGCTGCAGCTTTCTCCCCACGCCGAATCTGCTTATATGTTCGGTTCTGATTACCAAAGCGCATCGTGTTATTGAAAGCTTTTCTCTGCTGCCTTGTAAAATCGCTTCTTTTCGCTTTAACTGACTTGTAAGCCCCTGGGTTCCCATGTGGAACGTCAGGATTCCTAACGCCCCAACGCATACCCTTAACGCCGAAATGAGCTAGCGCTTCTTCATACGTAGGTTCACTCACTCGAACGCCTCCTTGTTAGCTTTGTAGGCTACGTAAGCGTCCAAGAGGGCCGCCACGTTGTCAATCTTCTCTTCCTGGCGTCTCTTCAAGAGCTTCCGATTCCCGTTTGTATCCTCAAGCGTGATCGCATTCCCCATCGCAAACGTCATCAGGTCCTGGTCAAATATAAGCATCCGTTCACCACTCAGAATCTTGATCTCTCCAAGGGGGACTGACTCAGTTCGAGCACCCTGGATCACTTTCTCAATCCCATAGGGCCCATTCTCTTGTTCCCAGCGAGTCACGAACTCTTTTGCGTTGTAAGGATCGAAACCAAGGGTGCGAACGTCATACTCAGAGTCCTCGATGAACTTATCAAGATCCTCGTAGACCTCCATCATGTCCAGGACAGTGCACTCAAGGACGTGAAGGCTGCCCTCCTTGATGAACTGCTCATACTTGTGACGCATAGCTCCTGGAAGCTTCATCAATGTCAGCGAAGAGATATAGCTACGTGTCTTGACCCCAAACAGCCCACGAGGTAGAGGGAATAGAAACGTAAATGCACAGAAATCGTCGCCTTGGGAAAGATCGGCACCGAGAGCACACGGCATCTTCCAGAATTCACGAGGTCGATGTGGAAGTGTCTCCTCGTAGGTGAAGAAGTAGGTGTAGCCCTCCATTGGGATACCGAAACGCTTGGCAAGAATGTCATTGCGGGAAGCTGGAGCCTTCTCGGCTCTTTCGACATCGAGGTGATAGGTTTCATAGGACACCGTCTTCCCAAGATTAGGATTCGCCTTCAACCAAGTAGCTGGATCGGCTACTTCCTCAATCTCATCCAACTTGTAATGGAAGATCGAGACATGTGGCGCGAGATAGTCGCCCTTGAGGATGTCAGCAAGTTCCATTTTGACAGTGTCGCCAGAACCGTTTCGAACTGTACCCTCTGAACTGATAGCAACGATCAAGTAATCGTCCAGTTTCGAGGCACCTTGCTCCACAGCACCAACAACATCTTCTCTGATGTCTCCAGAGAGCCACTCATCGATAGTTGAGACCTTGGGTCGAAGACCTTGAAGCTTGTTGATCGTCATAGGACGGACCTCAAGCAGAGAACCGGTGAGAAAGTTCTCGACGCCCTTCTTTGTGGAGGCCAACTTCATACGATTGGCCCTGGAGCCGGTCGTGTTCTGCATAGACCCCTCCGTCAAGAACTGAAACAGAGGGCCGCGACTTCGGACAATAGCGGTTCTGATGGGCGACATCACCTCATCAGCCTGCTTCATCGTGGGCGCAGTAGTGATCTGGTGGGTTGTCGAGGTGTCGACGTTCAGGAAGTAGCTTTGCAGGCAAGAAGCGTACATAGACTTAGCCGCGCCACGGGCAACGATGAGGTACTGCTTCGTAGTGAGCCGCTTCTTGATCGTCTTGGTGATGTAATGCCCACCATGATTATCTTCCGATGGCTGGTATACACTACGGTCTACAAAGTAGTACCAGCCAAAGATCTGCTCTGCCCACAGTTTGAATGAGGGCAGAAGATGAAGATCACCTCCATCCGTGAGTGTCAGTTCATTCTCGCAGTAACGAACAAACCCTTCAACTGCTTGATCATCATAGTAGATCTTTGGATTAGCAATGAGCCCATCGATGCGATTCATCTCCATCGAAATCTCGCGATTCACAGGAAAGTCGCCCCGAACGACAGCATCGCGAAATTCACCATAATAGATCGGAACCGCTCGATTCGATAGACCCATCACTCACCTCTTACTTCTTTCCCTTTGTTGCCTTTGCGAACGCCTCGCCTATCTTAATAGCAGCTTCAAGCCGTGGGTCCTTAACAGCCTTAGGATCTTTAAGAAGCGCCTCGGCATACTTCTTGCCTTGCACAGCCTTGGCAGCTTCAACGCCAAGAATTGGAGCATAGTCCTTTAGAAACTTCTCACCAAGTGACTTCTGCTTCGGATTCAGCCGAGCATACTGCTGTTCCAGATTCATCCGTTCAACGAGTGTCCGCATCTCATTGTTCGAGAGCGATTGTGGGCCGCTGGCTCGAGCCTTCTGACGAATTGCAGCGGTTAGCTTTGCGTCTTCGGAGGAAGGCTGACGGTGTCCTCCAGTTGTGATGATCTTCTGCCCAGGGCGAGCACTCACCTTGATGGGCGTAGGGCCGCCACCACCCCCGCCCGATCTCTTGCGAACACCCCAGCGCATCCCAAGAACACCGTAATGTTGAAGAAACTCCTCAATATCCTCCACAGGTCACCTCCTTAAGGCTTTCGATAAGTCACGTATGTCTTGGCATAGCGCGTTGTGTAATCGATCGGGTCGGTACCGCCCTCAACCATTATCTGCCACTTACCGCCGAGGCCACTGCCCTTCTCAACGTGGAAGTTTGGATAGGCAATTGAGTCATTACCAGCACTTGCGTCGTACGACAGGCTCAAATATGCAGTCTCGTCACCGTCAGACCGGATAAATCGGCTATGAATAGTCCGAGTGGCGGATCGCCCTTTTGGGAGATGAATCCTCAAATATAGAAAGTGTTCTTCCTTGGACTTTCCAGTAATCCCAGAGGCAGGTTGAGCCGGAAGATCAAGATCGTGCCAGTCTCCATCTGGATAGACGAGAATCTTCGAAGTGAACTTCTCAGAATACCAGTCCCAGAGAGCTACGTTGCTCCAAGTCTCTGCAGGAGGCTCAGGCATAGGTGGGCCTGCTTCATCAACATCCTGAATAACGACGCAAGCACATCCAGAGAAGAGATGCGTTGCCTGCTTCGGACCCACAGAAGATCCCTTTGCAGGATCATTCCCAAAATTATGCTGTTGTTGGCAAAGACGGACCTCTTCGTCTGTCTTGTCTAGGTAGTTCCCAGAAATATCGATGGTGTGACCGTTTTGGAGTGGATGTCCATTCAGATGCATCTGCAGACGCTTGACTGAATCAGAGTCCTTTTGCCCATAGACCAGCTTGGACAAATATACATCCCCATGAGACACGCTTGTTACTCCGCTGGTGAAACACTTCACACCGTTATAAGTATCAGTGAAGATACGCTTACTTGAGGTAGCGCCCCACTTTGCGGGATAGCCAATATCTTCAATGCCGACCATCTTACCATTACTGGGATCTGTAGTGGCAATCTGAGTTCCAGCTTCATTGTAAACGCGGGCTGCATGGCCATTGGTCCCATACTTCCAGACAGCAATATCGCCACGTTGTGGAGTGGTCCAATAGCGTCCGGACGCAATGACCTTGTCATAGACCTGATTCGCGTTCGCGCACCCCCACGCGGGCGGACATCCGCGATCGCCACCGAGGGACCTCCACGTATGATTTGCACACATTCCTGAAGAAGATGGGTTATGTGAAAGGAACCAGTCTAAGCCTTCATCAATTGTCCGAGGTGTCGGGCTGCAATTGGCCATCTACGCCTCATCTCGACGCCCAAAAGGCAACGGCTCCGGGTCAAGCTCTGACTCGGGCTGCTGTGAAATAGGAGTGTTATGGTTCATGCGAACCTCGATCGTCAGCCACGCCCCAAGAAGAATAAGCCCAGCGGAGATCAACGAGATCCCAACCACAGTCTCGTCAATGGCATAGGACGTAGAGCCGCCGATCAACAGAAGAGCCGCTGCGATCAACGGAGTTAGCTGCCTCACGTCAACACCAGCGCAATGAGCAACCAAAGGACAAGGGCTAGAATAGCAACCAGGATAACGTCACGAAAATCCATTATCTTCCTCCTATCCTCTATCGTTCTTGTGTTCACGTCGTTCAGCCCAGCGATCCACAGTCAGGGCGATCGCAAGGATACCACCAAGAATACCTATGATGATGGCTAGACCAATAAGGATTCTGATCACCAGATCACCGCCGCTAGGACTACGATTGAGACTAACGCCAGTATAACAATAAGCAGCAATTCCCCCTTAGAGTGGCCATCATCCTCGCGAGCTTCATCGGCTTTAGCCACCTTCCGAAGATAGGCCCTGATTGATAAGGTGAAGAATATGATTGCGAGAACAATACCGCTACCAATGAGAAGCCAGGACTCTGTCATAGCACGACAATACCCGTTAGAATGATCAAGAGAATGAACAGAAGCAAAAATATCAACCAGCCGCCGCTGTCTCTCATTCCTTCTCCTCTCGGCCCTCATGTCTACGCATTATCAGTCCAGGAGGTTGAGTAACCGCCACACCAACCCAAACACCCAGGACAATACTCCCTGCGCCGGCCAGCAGACCCGCCAACCAGGAGTTGTCCCTTGCAATAGCAAGACCAGTCGCCGTCACCAGCAACGTTATCGCGGACAGGAGAATTCCTGGTGCAGTTATGTGGGGCGGTCTCATTTCACCTCCTTAGTTGGTTATGTCAGCAGAACATCCCTCAGTAGTTCCGTAGGGCGAAGCTGCCAGACATGCCGTCGGCGGCCACGTTCATAGCTGCTTCTCGAACACGACATCGCAGAAGAACTGCCGCAGAAAATTTGTCGTCGGATAGGTGCCCAATGCGCCCTGCCACCCGGTGGCGCGGATGGTCACATCCCCATTCACATAGTCGGCGCTGTCGTTCCTGCGGGCACAGAAGTCGCCAGCCTCAATGTCCACCCCAACCCGCACAGTCTGCCCAGCGGTGACGATCAACGGGGTGGACAGCGCAACATCGGTCCAGCCTATGAACCCCGACGCGCGGGTGACCGTGGCCGACGCCTGGACGATGCCGAACACGTCGTTCCACACCTTCATTGTGCGCGACGTTCCCACGGCGGCGGCCTGCCAGTAGTGGCGCAGCTTCGTGATCCGCCCCGCCGCAGCCAGTCGCACATCCCCCGCGTAGGTCGCGGAGCTGCTGTTCGACGCGGGGAGTTGGTCGGTGTAGCCCGACTGCGGCGGCCCGAACGGGGGGGCGGACGGCCACACCTTCACGGCACCCCGGTACACAGCAACAGCGGGGGTGGCACCCCGGTAGACCTTGCTGGCGGTGTTGAGCAGCGGCATGTCAGATCACCACATAGAGGGTGTTGTCGTCCTTGGTGCCGATGGCGTCATAGGCGGCTTGCGTCCCGGACCACATTCCCCAGTAGGTGCCAGCAGCCCACGCCACGGCGTAGTCCGTAGCACTTGTCTTGTTCAGTACTTGTGCTGTGGTGCCGCCGGGTGGGATGGACTTGAGCGCGACGGGCCACGAGGGGGCGGTGACCCTGAAGATGGGAGACACGCCCCACGCGGCCGCCGACGCGGTTCCTGGGAATATGTCGCGCGTTGCAGCGTATGTCGCACTTCCGGCTATCCCGGTCACGTTGCCGGATATCTGCCCTGGGTATGCCACGAACTGGCCTCCTGAGTAGCCGTTAGTCGGCTGCCAGAACGCGGCCACATAGATCGTGGCTGGAACCACTGAAACGGGTGTATCAAAGATGACGTCGTTCCACCCCACGGCAGCGGTGAAATCCTTACTGGCAAGCATCGTCCCACCCGCCGAGAACAGGTACGCCTCCCACGTCGGGTCGCCCACCGTGAAGACTTGTACCCGGATACCTGTGACGACCCCTGCCGTATCGAACTGGAACTTCATCCCCGCCGTTGTGTTCGCGTTGTTCAAGGAGCCCACAGCGGGGGTCACGTACTGGGCCGGGCCCGGGCTGCTGGGTTCTGCCTTCGGCCCGTACAGCACCCGGTCGTCTGTGTCGAGGTAGTAGTCGCCGCCGTTGCCGGTGGCTTCGGTGGGGGTGGCTGTGCCGGACAGGATGGTGGAGCCGGCAGCCCATGCCACCGCATAGTCCGTGGCACTCGACTTGGCCAACACCTGTGCAGCAGTGCCGCCCGGTGGGACAGACTTGAGGGCGACGGGCCACGGGATGGATACCACAAACACAGGCGAAACGCCGAAGTATGCCTTCCCCGCGTACGAGGTCGCCGGGATCGTGTCCACAACGGTGCCAAAGTTGAGGGCTTTCCCGTCGACCCCGTCAGCGATGGATAGGACATTTCCAGACGTTTGCCCGGCGTGTGTGCCGGTGACAACTCCGAGATTCTGCGCTGGACCGGTAGGCACCCACACCGCGACCACATAGGTCGTGGCCGCAGCGACACTGAGAGGGCTGGTGAGAGTGACTGTGTTCCAAGCGTTGAGTGTGAGGGTGCCCGCGTTCTGGCTGCCCAGCAGCTCCCCGGACTTGGCCCACACGTACACCTTGTATCCGGTGGTTGCCGATGCCCCGGATGGAACCCACACCCGCACCGCCGTCACCAGCCCCCCGACGGTGAAGCGGAAGTTCTGGCCCAGGCTCGTCCCGCCGCCGATGAGCGTGTCGAACGGCCCCGGCGGTATCACGTATTCGTCAGTTGCTGCTGTCCCCTTCGGCCCGTACAGAATCCGATCATCCGTGTCGAGGTAGTAGTCCCCGACAGCCCCGGTGTCGCTCACGGGAGTGGCGGTTCCGGACAGGATCGTGGACCCACCGCCAGTGCTGGAGATGATGACCGCGCCGGGCGTGGTCGTCGTGTCGAGGTCGATACCGGCGCCCTCGATCAGGTCGCCCGCCTCCAGATAGGTCGGCGTGGTCGCCGCGAGATCCGCGATCAAGTATCGGACGAGGACGATGCCGCCGGACCCGGACCCGCCAGAGTTCCCGTTGGGGCCGCTGCCGCCGCCTCCACCGTTGCCATAGCCCGTGGCGCTCGTTCCGTTCGCATTGTTCACGCCCGACCCGGCCTCCGCGCTGCCGCCCGTCCCCACTGCGCCTGCGCCGTTGTTACCGCCGCCGCCCCCGGCCGCGTACGTCGCTGCCAAGGTAAGCCAGCCGTTACTGGTGCCCGGGCCGCCGTTGCTGCCCTGATTCCCCACAGTCGAGGTGTTGACCCCGGGACCGGCTGAGCCGCCGCCGCCCGCGCCGCCGTAGGGGTTGGCATTGGCCGAGTCGCCGCCCTTGTA